CGCGCAAGTTAACGAGTGTAAGATTGTTAGAACTCTCAATCCTACTAAGTGCTACTTCTTCGTTAATGGTCAAGATGTAACCCGTTCAGGTGTTCCACAAACAACTGAATATATTACAAGCATTATTAAGACTTCTTCTGAAGTATTTCAGAACAGTGTTATTATGACTATTAATAACACAGTGCCGTTCATGGCTCAGAAGAAAGTTGAGAAGAGAAAGTTTATTGAAGGTATTCTTGGTTTAGAAGTATTCAGCAATATGCTACTCTTAGCACGTTCAGATTTTAACGATGCTAAGCGTACTGTAGATATTGAACTAACTAAGCAACAAGAAGTAGAACGTTCTTTAGTAGATGCAAATAAGCAAAAGAGTACCTATGAAGAGAACAAGAGTAAGAGACTTGCTGTACTTCATGAACGCCAAAAGAACAACGAGCAAGAGCTTTCAATTCTTAATGATAAAGTATCTAAGTTTGAACCAGTAGATCAGGAAGCTGAAAAGAAGATTAAAGATGCTATTGAGTTGCTTAAGACTGCAGATAAGGCTAAAGAAACCAAGAAGCAATCTATACAGAAGTTAATCACCGAAGCTGAAACACAAATTCGTATTGCTAACGATCGTCTAAAAAAGCTTAAGAAGAACGATAGTAAGTGCCCGCACTGTGGTAAAGATCTTTGTGAAGAAGCTAACGTACAATACGAAAAGGATAAGAAAGAGCTTCAAACACTCGTATTTAAGTTCGAAGAAGAACTTAAGACTGAGCGTCCACGCTTGCAGTCAATTAACGAAGAAATAGAAAAGCTTGATGCTAAGATACCTGAGCTTGAACGTAAGCTGAGCAATTTTAATGTACAGAGAAAAGAACTTGAAAACATTAATAACCGTATCAAGCAAATTGAGAACTGGCAAAGTCAATTAGTTGTAGATATCTCTCATCTTGAGAAAGAATCGAATGATTTTCAAGCAACTATAGACTCAATTCTTACTCGTCAAAAAGAGATTACTAATAATATAACCGCTTTACAAGAGCGTTTAGATATTATTGAGAGTGCAAAGTATATTACCTCTGAAGAAGGGGTAAAGTCGTTTATTGTTAAAAAAATCCTTGAAGTACTTAATGTACGTTTAGCTCACTATCTAAGACGGTTAGAAAGTAATAGTGTTGTTACTTTCAATGAGTTTTTCGAAGAGTATATCACCAATGAACGTGGCAAGGAATGTAGCTACTTTAACTTCTCAGGGGCTGAACGTAAGGCTATTGATCTTGCAATGTTATTTACGTTTCAAGATATCCGTAGAGCTCAAGCAGATGTTTGGCTTAATTTGAGCATGTTCGATGAACTATTTGATTCGTCTCTAGATGAGAAAGGTATTGAGTTAGTCCTTGATATTCTTAAAGAACGGGTAGATAATTATAATGAAGCTATTTATATCATCTCACACCGTAAAGAAAGTAAAAAATACTGTATCGGTGGAGAAATCGTATACCTCGAAAAGAAAAACGGTATAACAACTAGAACTACAACTTATGATCTTTCCTAATAGCGTTTTTGGCGCACCTCAACTACCTTTTGGAGCACCTGTCATAGGTTCTCCTTTAGCTGCTAATGTAAGTCTACCACCTGCCCAAGGTCAAATGCCAGAAGGCATTAGGAGAGCTGTAAGCTTTGCTGCTGATCACCAGGGGTGTGGTTTCTGGAGAATGCATTGGCCTGAAGCTGTTATTAATGGACAGCAACTTGGAATTGTTAATAATAACAATTTCATGATTTTGCAGAACAATTTTTATGATGGGATTGCTAGTGTGAGAGTGCAAAGACAAGTTACTCCTACACAACTTCAATTCGTAAAGTTCTTAAAGGATCTATCCAATAAAACTAATAAGTTTAAGATTTATTATGAAATTGATGATGTTATCTTTGCTGAAGATATTCCTCTTTATAATAAAGCACGAGAAGCATTTGTAGATCCAGAGATCGGTAAGACAGCTATTGAGATTATGAGACTTTGTGATGGTATTACTGCTCCTACAGAATACATGGCAAAATACTATCAAGAAAAGTCCGGCGTACAAGGTATAGTATTACCAAACTACTTACCGAAGTTCTGGATGGATCGTTTTTACAATAAAGCTAAGATTGTAGAAAATTACGAACTAAACAAACGTAGACCACGTATTGGTTATATCGGTAGTCCTACTCACTTTAACGTTGGTGGTGCTAATAGCGCTAAAGACGATTTTGGGGATGTTTCCGATGTAATTATCAAGACTTGTAAGAATTATAAATGGGTATTGATGGGCGGTTTACCAAGAGAGCTTGTACCTTATGTAAAGAGTGGAGATATCGAGTACCATCCGTGGGTACGTATTTGGGATTATCCTGCTGCATTTAACAATCTTAATTGTAATGTTGTTATTGCACCATTACAAGATAATCGATTTAATTTAGCTAAAGCCCCGATTAAGTACTTGGAAGCAGGTGCTCTCGGTATTCCATGCGTGTGTCAAGATCTTGAACCTTACAAGATGGCTCCTCTTCGATTCAAGACTGGAGATGATATGATCGATATTATTAAGAAGTTGCTTGGAGATCGTAAGCGGTACTTAACTGAATCGGATAGTGCACGTAAGGTAGCATCTAAATGGTGGTTAGAAGACCACATTGACGAGTACGTTAAGCTTTATTTTTCTTGATAAGCCTCTATTATAGTACACAATAACACTGTGTACCGTAACCTTTATTATAGCCCTAAAGATAGCGTTTGTCATCTCTTCACTTGGGATGAGAACGGCAATCGTGTAGTGAAGAAGTATCCTTATCAGCCTTATTTCTACGTTGAAACTAATGCTGATAATGTAGATGCTATTTCTATCTTTAACACGAAGCTAAAGAAGAAGATCTTTCGTAACAACTACGAACGTAATAGAGCTGCTCAAGACGGTGCTATCAAGCGTCTCTATCATAATATTCAGGTAGAGCAACAGTTTCTTATTGAAACGTATAGTGAAGCGTATGATAAGCCTGAATTCACTAAGTTTCCTCTTCGTATTAACTTTCTAGATATTGAGGTTCATTCTCCAGATGAATTTCCTGAGGCTAAGGATGCTAAGCATCCTATTAACCTTATCTCTATCTATGATAATCAAACTAATAAGTTTTATACTTGGGGTGAACGGCCGTATACTCCTAAGAGAGATAATGTAGTTTATACTGAGTGTACAAGCGAAGTAGATATGCTCAATAAGCTTGTTGAGCATTTCGAAGCAGGTAACTACCCTGATATTCTCTCTGGGTGGAACACTGACTTTTTCGACTTCCCTTACCTTATTAACCGTATTAACAACCTTCTCGGGGAAGAGACTGCTAAGCGTTTGTCTCCGGTTAAGAGTATGTGGTGCCGAGAAGGTATCTTTGTTAAGGGTCAACAACTCGATAAATGGTACATTCACGGTATTGCGTTGATGGACTACCTCGAAGTGTATCGTGGCTTTGCGCGTGGTCTTCTTGAGTCTTACTCTCTTAACTTTGTTGCTGAGCATGAGCTCGGGGAAGGTAAGTTAGCCATTAATGCTACTAACCTGGCTGCACTTGCTGATAAAGACTGGGATAACTTTGTAGATTACAACATTCAAGACGTTGATCTGTTAGTGCGAATGGAGAATAAGCTTCAGTTTTTCCGTATCATTCGAATGCTAGCTTATAAAGGTCTTACTAGCTTCGAAGCTGCTTTGGGTAAAGTTTCTATCGTTACCGGGTGCGTTGCTCTTGAAGCTAAGAAGCACAGTATGGTTATTCCTACTTTCGTTGAAGGTCCTACTCGAGAAGCAATTGAAGGTGGGTTCGTGCGTGAGCCTGAACGTGGTCTACAGAAGGCAGTTGTTAGCTACGACGCTAACTCTCTATACCCTAATACTATTATTACCTTAAACATCTCTCCGGAGACTAAAGTAGGTAAGATTATTGCTAAAGACGATGAAAATGTAACGATTCTTCTCTCTACCAATAAAGAGTTTAAAGTAAGTAAAGAGAAGTTCATTCAGTTTGTTAATAACGAAAAGCTAGCGATATCCCGTGCTAATGTGCTTTATACGCAAAAGACTAAGGGTATTGTACCTTCTCTCATTGACGGGCTGTATAACGAGCGTGTTTATAACCGTAATCAATACGTAGAGTATAAGAAGCAACTTGCTAAGTTAACTGCAGATACCGATGAGTATAAAGAAACGAAAGCAAAGATGGAACGTGCTGATACCATTCAGTACGTCATTAAGATTTTGCTTAACTCTATTTACGGTGTTTTTGCTAATAAGTTCTCTCCTATTTGTGATTCCGATCACGCTGGTAGTATTACTCTTACAGGGCAAGCAGTTGTTAAGCAGGCCTCTGAGATTATCGATCAATACGCCAAAGAGAAGTTCAATCATACCGGGAAGTCATTAACGATCTATAACGATACAGACTCTACCCACGTAACTGTATCACCTATGCTACAACAGCTAGGCTTAGAGTTGCTTAAGGGTGAAAAGATTGCTCCTGATACTCTTAAGTTTATCGATAATGAGCTCGGTGTTTATCTTAACGACGAGATCAAGAAGTGGGCTGCTGTAAAGCTTAACTCTGTTGATCCTCGTTACTTCTTTAAGCGTGAGTCTATTTGTGACGTAGCTGTATACCTTGAAAAGAAGCGCTATATCATGCACGTTCTTA